TTTGAGTTACGACGCGAGCCAACGAAGGAACGGATGTTGACCTTGTGTCAGCATCACCGCCTGCGGCGAGGTTTGTTCTTGCGTCCGCTTCCGACGATGCGTTGGTACCACCATGCGCGATGCCGACATCTGTGGCAGACCACGTGCCAGTAGTGATTGTCCCAAGAGTCGTGATTGTTGATTGACCGACGTAGGTAGCGGCGATGTCGACCGCGTCTGCGGTGACCGTAATTCTGTTCGCAGTCCCAACGACGTTGATGGTGTTTCCATCCTTGACCAAACCATCACCAGCAGTAAACGAACCAGTACCAGAGAATTGCGTCCAGTTAATTGCATCCGTGCCGACAGTAAGCGGTCCATTGGATGAAATGGCAAACCCGTGGTCTGCGTTCGTATCACCTTCTTCAACGAACGTGAATGTGCCGCCCGAAAGTTCGCCAGTGTCCGCAGTTCCATTTGCATCAGAAGAACGAGAAGCGGCACCAGAGGCAACGGCGACATAGATACCGTTCTCGGATGCTGTAAGTTGGTCCTTGACGAGAACTCTGTCGCCAGCGACGAGAGTTACTCCATCGATTACGTTGCCAGCCTCAAGGTCCGTGGCGAGATTGATTGGCGCCGTCGTCGCTGCGCGCACCGACTTCTTGACATCGAGACCCTGGCGAGCAGCGTCAACGTAAGACTTGTTGGCGGCGTGGGTGTCCTGTGTCGGGGTGCCGACATGAATCCTTCCGCTACCATCACGCTTGGCGAGTGTGCCGCCAGTTATGTCCGCTGTTGCGGCGGTTAGGTCGTTGAAATGCGCGGCGGTTAGCAAGCCCGCGCTGTCCGCATCGGCAAGATTGAGCGTGATGGTAATCGTGCCGTTTTCTTCGTTGAGTGTTATCGCATCTGTGTGCGCGCCACCCTTGACGACATTGTGGAGCATCTTTCTCCACGCGGAACCCGAATAGACCTTGATGGTGTCTTCGGTTGAGTTGTAGATGAGGCGACCCTCAAAATTGCCCTGACCAACACCAGGGTCAGACGCAAGGACCTCAAACGTGGCATTAATGAGTTGGTTCTGATTAAGGTTTAGATTCGTCAAGAACTTCTGAGCCATGTTTACCTCACGTCAAATAGGCGTAACCCGAGAAGGGGGCCGAAAACAGTACAACCACCTGCGAATTACTGTTATATGTTACCTCACCAATGACCACCGTATCTGCAGAATCGACCACAGTTACTTGTGGCTTTCCGCCAAGCGTATGGTTTATCACCCACGTGTTTGATACAGACTGTTGGGCGTGAATATGTCTTCTTACATTTGCCCCAGCAGAACCCATCCGTACAACAACTTGATTTGGAGCATCTTGATTTACGACTACTTGATTTGCTGTATCTTCATTAACAATGACATTGTTTGGGACATTGCTCATCTTGTTACCTCAGGGCTGAGGGTAAAAATGCCTTGAAGTATTCTTGACACAATCCCATCGTTGGAGATTATCTCAATGTCATAAACTCCACTGTGTTCTACTGATGCAGTAACAGATGCAGAAACATCAATTTGTATAACATTTGTTTGTTCTTCTAATGGATTTATTGTCAAGTTACCGTTTTCGGTTGTCAACTCAAGTAAAAAGTTTTCTGATTCCATAGTTCTTCTTACTTGCATCCTTGCCGTATAGTTTTCCAAACTTAGAGGTATAAATGTATTCCCGGTAGGGTCTGCCTCTATGTCAGGTGTTTCAAGTTCAATAGTTCTTACAAACGTTGAGCCCTGTTCGCAAGTGATGTTGTAATTTCCTGCCCTCATGTACGAGCGCTCCTAACTATTTTCAATACAAATTGTAGATTAGGAATGCACCCCAAAAGGTGCAGTTTTCAGACTGCGGAGGCAGAACCCTTATTTGGACCAACATTTTTTAGCCCCATGCTCATCGCAACCGAAAGAGCAACGGCAACTGCGCCAACTTTAAGATTGTCTGTTGAAACAAGTCCATCAAAATCAGCACCAGTTGCAATCCATGCACCAAGATAGCCCTGAAGAAATGTTCTCACTGCTCTCTCTGCTGTATCTTTAACAAATGTTGACATATTTTTCTCCTACTGCTTAGTTATTTTTGGGCAGCATTACGAGCATATCACATTTCTTGATGACATTATTTTTGAAATAACATACAGGTGATGAAAAAACGACATAAACCAACAATTGCATTTTTGACACATGATTGGTCGTGGGGAACTGACCCGTTACAACCAAACGGATGTGCTTGGTATAGATGTGTTTTGCCGTCGCATGAATTAAATAAATTGGGATGGAATACAACAGTTGGATTTCCCGGATTCAATTCAAAACGTGGTTTTGGTTTGTTGATTGAAGGCAACCGAGCTGTTCACGGATGGGACATCGTTGTATTTAAACTTTTAATGCAAAAAGAAGTTCTTCATTCAATACCAATTGCTCAATCGCTTGGACAAAAAATAGTAGTTGATGTTGATGATTGGTTTGATGGTTTGTCAGAATCAAACAAAGCACATTCGGTTACGGACCCTAAAAATAATCCAAATTCAAATAGGGAAATTTACAAACAAATAATTCTTTCAGCAGATGCGGTAATAACATCTACTCCTTTTTTGTATGATTACTACTCCAAATTGCGTAAAAATGTTTTTATGGTAAGAAACGGAATTGATATAAATCGCTGGAAAAAACGACAAATAAATTCAACAAAAAAACTTAAAATTGGATGGGTTGGAGCAACGCATTGGAGGTCAAATGACCTTGAACAATTAAGTTCATTTTTTGGTTCATACATACAATTGCGAAATATTTTATTTCAACATTCTGGACACTTGCTAAACGCACCAAAGGCATCGGATTTGTTGGGCGTAAATGAAAAATTTACAAGACTAAAGCCCCTTGTTCCAATACTTGAATATCCGGTTCTGTTTCGAGATATAGATATTGGAATAGTTCCTCTTAACAATATTGAATTCAATCATGCAAAATCGTTTATTAAAGGTCTTGAATATGCAGCTTCTGGAATTCCGTTCGTGAGTTCTTATTCACCAGAATATCAATATTTATCGGATAATGGTATTGGGAGAATAGCTAGGTCCACAAGTGAATGGGTTTATCATTTGGATGAATTACTTGATTTGTCTATGTTGAAAGATGAAGTAGAGACAACTACAGAAATATTACCTAAATTTTCAATGTCGCAAAGAGGAAAAGACTGGAACAATGTATTCAGAGAAATATTGGAACATTAATAAATAGTCTTAAATAATGTTCTGCTAATATTGGTACTTCCTTCTTGGAGGCTCCATGCTTAAACGGCGCCGCCGTGTCAATAAATCTGCGATTATTATGGCCATCCCAGCAGTCTTTTCTTTGCTGTTTTCGTTTTTCGGTTCTTCAAATCCGGCAATCGCCACGGCTAACTGCAACACCGCCTACTCTGCTTCCAACTTTGTATTCGGCGGAGTCGGGCAAGACAATGCTGGCACGATTCGACTGACCCCGGCAGCGGGCGGCCAGTTCGGCGCCATCTGGAACAAGACCCGCATCAACCTCGCCAACGACTTCTGCCTCACGGCTGAGGTATACCTCGGCGCATCGGACGGGGGCGCGGACGGGATGGCGTTCGTCATGCAACCGAATTCAACGGCGGCTGGCGGCTCGGGCGGTGGTCTCGGATACCAGGGCATAACTCCGTCTTTTGTGGTTGAGTACGACACCTACTGGAACAGCGATGTTTACGACCTGTACAACGACCACGTCGGGTTGATGAAAAACGGAAGTACCTACCACATCGCCGCTTCGCAGTGGGGTCAGAATCCCGTTGACGTCGGCAACATCGAAGACGGTCAGTGGCGCAAAACAAAAATTTTGTGGGAGTCAACGACCGACAAGGTCTCGGTCTGGCTTGACAAAAACTATGACGGCGACATGGACGATGCGGGCGAGAAGTTGTTCGACGCAGTCTCGGTGAACCTTGAAGCCAACTTTAGCGGGGAGGTTTATTGGGGTTTCACTGCCGCAACTGGTGGGGCCAACAACCTTCAACAGGTGAGGAACATCACCTACACGGGAACCGCCCGAGTGAACACCGCTCCGACAGTAGCCACCGCGCCGACAATTGCGGCTTCAATCATCCGGAACACGGCGACAACTGCGTCATTTGTTTTGGCTGATGATGCAACCACTCAGGCACAGTGGACTTTCACAAAATCTTCAAGTAACGCGACGGTGGTTCCGCTTGGTTCTATATCGGCATCTATGTCGAGTGCGACCGCCGGAACTATCACAATAACTGCGGCGACGGCAGGTACATCAAATGTGACGGTAAACGCGGTTGATGCTGACGGTGCCTCGGTTGCGATGACCCTCGTAGTGACGGCGACGGCCCCTTCACTCGAGGTGACCAGCCTTCTTGATGATGGTTCAAGCGGAACCTTGCGCTGGGCGATAACACAGGCAAACGCTACCGCGGGTGGCATTTACGACTCAATTGCTTTCGGGGTGCAGGGCACGATAACGCTGACGAGCGACCTCCCATCAATAACGGCAGGCGTGGTGATTACGGGTACTGGAATCAATACCACGATTATCGACGGGAACAATCTTTACAGAGTCATCACGAACAGTGGCAGTAGAACAATCATCATTGAGGACATGACCCTCAAGCGAGGCAAGAACGCGGCTGGTGGCTTGGTCAACACGAACGGCGGAACCTTCACTGTCGACTCGGTGAAGTTCAGCGAACAGACGGGTAACTCCGCGTGGTTCCAGTCGAACGCGACTGTCACGACCTTCGAGGACTGCGTGTTTGCCAACAACTACGTCGGCATTGGCTCGGACTACGGTTCCACCCCGTCGTCGCTCAGCATGGCGGACGCCGACTACACGAACCGAATCTACATAAACGACGGGATTTTCACGGACAACACCACGGGGATAAGCACCGAGAGGTT